CAACACTACGCTTCGGCTCAAACACCATGATGATAATCGTAAGGTTAAGATGTATTGGTATGCTATCAACGCTCTAGATGTGTACACTACCTATAATGGGCTGAGACAAAATGGAAATTTGTATGAAGCAAATCCAGCACTACCAGACAGACCTAGTTTGTCACAGTTGATTTTACACAAGGTAGTGATGTTCTCCTTCTACGACCGTTATTTTGAATTTACACAAAGTGATTACCGGCATTTGAATTTCCTTCTTACTGGTGTTGTCATTAATAATCATTCACTTTATAACTAGAGAAACATATGGCTTATTCAGATAAAGTATTAGATCATTATGAGAACCCGCGTAACGTAGGTAAATTGGACGATAGCAAAAGTAACATTGGAACTGGAATGGTTGGAGCTCCAGCATGTGGTGATGTTATGCGTTTACAGATACAGGTTGAGAATGACATTATTGTCGATGCAAAGTTCAAGACCTATGGATGTGGAAGCGCAATTGCTTCATCTAGCCTATTGACAGAGTGGGTAAAAGGTGTTACTATAGATAAAGCATCGCAGATTAAAAACACAGAGATAGCTACAGAACTTGCCCTGCCACCAGTAAAGATACACTGCTCGGTATTAGCAGAAGATGCTATCAAAGCCGCAGTTAAGGATTATAAACTAAAAAACCATATGTGATTATATTATGAAGTTAAATGTGTATGTCGGTGAAAACAAAGATTATAAAATTGAATATACTCTGCATGACAATCCGACAGTACATTTGATTTATACCAGACTGCAACAAGTCAATCGTGTTGTGAGTAATACTCAGACGAATGGCTTTAGAAGTGAAACTGACATTGAGACTGATTTAGAAAATATTGTCAGTAAGTTAAATCGGTTCGGATTTCCTATTGAATATACTCCCGAAGAATTAAACCGCCTCCACATTAATTTCCCTACATACTTACACCAATATTACCACGACGAACAGATCAGACATACGCTGTCATTGTTTAATAATTTAATCCACGAACTTGAATCGACCCAGAGGAAGAACAGCCGTAACTGGGCATTACATGGATTGGATATTGGTGAGCCATTGTTAGAGGAAAGTTATTCATTATTTGAAATACCAAATGGCGATAAATTGTATATGAACTATCCTCATGTAGGTAAACACTTTTTAGAGCTGTTTATTGATAAGGATGTGGACTGTCCGGATGAACAGATATTGTTAACACAAAATTATAATGCAAGCATAACCCAGTTTTTTGTAAATGTTGAATACACTTTCAACGACCTTGAAGATCACTTGAAAACATTTTATGAAAAAATAAAACACAAACTTCCGTATGAGTGGGGTGATGATAAACTAGCAATAGGTTATCTTCCAATTGGTGATATGCTAAATGATAGGGATGAAGTGTTAGATGAAATAAGCAAGCATAAATATATACATAGTTGGGAATGTTGTTAATTATATTGGAGTTATATTATGGATTTAAAAAAATTAGACCTGTTGGATTTTGGTGATGAATTGTTGCAACGTCCACCTAAGTTTTTCGATGCAACTGAGCATGATGCCAAAGAAGTGTGTGATGCATTATTTGCAAAACAGAAGTCACTTGGTGGTATAGGGCTATCTGCGAATCAAGTAGGACTTGATATGCGAGTATTTGTATTTGGTGACAACACACACAGCCCCGGCAAGGCTACGAAGGGACTTGTCCGGTATGTTATCAATCCAGAAGTTATTGATGTCGGTATGGAAACTGAGGCACTTAAAGAAGGGTGTTTAAGTTTGCCTGGAGTATCACTGGTAGTACGGCGCCCAACCTCAGTCACTGCTAGTTATCAGGATGTGACGGGTGATAACGTAACAGAAACGTTTACCGGTATTTCAGCTAGGGTATTCTTACATGAGTATGACCACATGATAGGGCAGAATTTCACACAGCGCGTATCAAAGTTAAAATTAGACCGAGCTGTTAAATCAATAAAGAAAAAAGTTCGCCATCAACAGCGGCATGGAGTAATCTAATGACAGACGATTTTGATTTCGGTTTTACGATAGTTGACAATGATGATATGGAACCGGCAAACACTCAACAACAGGCAGAGGTGAATGATGATTTTAAAGATGAGATAATGAAAAAGTTGTACGAGATTGAAAATAGAATCTTGTCTGCTGATAATAGTGGGGTCATTAACGAACACCGAACATTGGTTGAATCTGATGTTGCAACTAAACTACGAGATGTAGAAGACTTAATATTACCACTATTGTTAAACTTGAAGAAAAACCCCGAAAAAGAAATGATACATTGGCCTAATAGAACAGCCATAATTGATAAACAAATTGAAAAAATAAAGGCGGTTACCAGATATTATGAGCAACTCTAATAATGAAGAAGTAACAACTATGTCTTCGGGTTACATACAACAACCTCTAGGCTATATACATCATTTTTATGTATCAGGTGAAATAGGGCAACCACAAGACTATTCTGAATGGATTCAGACTATACGGTCAGCGGGTCCAATGGATGTGATTTATTTGCACCTCAATTCTGAGGGTGGTGATGTAATGACGACAATTCAACTTATGCGAGCCCTAAACGAATCTGAAGCAAAAGTTATTTCATCTGCTGAGGGGTTAGTTGCATCTGCGGCTACTATGTTGTTCTTGTGTGGTGACCAATGTGAGATCTCAGATCACTCCATGTTTATGTTTCATACCTTTTCCTCATTCTCATATGGTAAATCAAGTGAGATGCAAGCTCAAGTCAAATTAGAAGCATCTTGGGGTGCAAATTTGGTACGTCAAATATACGATGGATTCCTCACAGAAGTGGAGATTTTGGCGATTTTAGACGGTCGAGATCACTGGATGGAGGCAGATGAGGTCTTAGAGAGGCTTAAAAATAAAAAAGAGGAAGTAAATCAAGCACCTATATCACCGAAAAAACGCAAAAAGAGCCCAAATAAAGCGAAATAGTGCTTGACTTTGACTTGGCTAGAGCGTATAATACATGTATAAACTGAAAAAACAAGGTGAAATGCATGGATATTACGGGGAAAAGTACTCTAGCTAAGTTGCTTGCGGCTGAGAATATATCAGTTGAGCACCAAAAAGTCCCTACAGCCCATTTTGATTTGAAATCTCGTAAGATTGTATTACCCATATGGAAGTCAATGGACAATGATCTATATGACCTGCTTATTGGTCACGAGGTTGGTCACGCATTGTTTACTCCATTAGAAGGCTGGCACGATCAAGTTACTAACAAAAGCCAGGGATTCAAGTCATTCCTTAATGTTATTGAGGATGCACGTATTGAGCGCAAAATAAAGGAGAAGTTTCCTGGCTTAGTCAAAAATTTCTACAAGGGTTATCAAAAACTGTTTGCTGAAGACTTCTTCGGTGTAGCGGATAAAGATGTTGCTACCCTCCCCTTAATCGACCGAATCAATCTTCACTACAAGATTGGCAATATGCTCGGTGTTACTTTTTCTGATGCAGAACAAGATTATATTACACGTATAGATGCCGCTAAGACTTGGCAAGATGTTGAGTTGATTGCAAATGACCTCTATGCTTACTCAGAAGATGAAACCGAAATGCAGGATATGTTTGATGACTTGCAATCATCTGAGTATGACCCTGATGATATGACAGAAGGTGAGGAAGATGATATGGCGCCGTCTGAGGGTGACAATGATGGTGAAACTGAGGAATCAGAAGATGCATCTGAGGGATCCAGTTCAGGTGATTCGGATGAGGATGAAGAGCAGGATTCAACACCTACTGATGATGCTGGTAGTAATTCAACCGATTCCGATGAAAAGCAAGAACCCAAATCATTCACTGATGAGGCTTTTCGTTCAAATGAGAGCAGGTTGTTAAATGAACAAGCCGGTAATATTGTCTATGGTGCGTTTCCAAAGATTAATCTCAAAAAAGTTATACTGGATATTAAAAATACTTGGGATACTGACTTCGAAGGAGTCTTTAGAGTCTCAGGCACATCTGACGAGTTTGCAACCACCGAGGTTGCTGATAGGATGTATTCTGATTTCAATCGAAAAAACACTACATATATTAATTCATTAGTTCAGCAATTCGAGATGCGCCGCACGGCGACTGAGTTTGCTAAGGCTCGTCAAAATAAAACTGGAAAGTTGAATGTTGATAAACTTTGGGCTACTAAGTTAACTGAAGATGTGTTCCTTTCAAATACGGTTGTGCCGAACGGCAAGAATCACGGTATGCTTATGTTTGTTGACTTTTCGGGTTCAATGTATCAAAATATGGCTTCTACCATTGAGCAATTGCTGATTCAAATTAGTTTTTGTAAGAAGGTCAATATACCGTTTGATGTTTATTCATTCACCAACTCAGGCAACAGCCAAATAAATCAGGAAGATTACGATATTGGAATTGGGATGTTAAACAATGGATTGACAGATGGTAAGATTGTAATAAAAGATGATGATTTCCAGATGCTTCACTTAATCTCATCTTCACTCGGTGCAACCCAATATAAAACAGTTTTTCGTAAGTTGCTAACATTTGCGGCGGCTTTCAAAAACCATAATAATGGTATTTACGCAATGCGTAGCCAACTGCCTAGACATTTGCAAATGGGTGCGACTCCCCTTGCAGAATGTGTTTTAGTTGCGCGTGACTTGATCAAAGAATTTAGATTACAGCATAATGTTGAAATTATGAACACCATATTTCTGACTGATGGTGATGCAACAGGTAACTTGGCAATTGTCGGTTCTCCTGGGCCGCTACGTAATGTGGAAAAGTTAGTTATCACTGAGGGTTCAATCAGTACTGTGGTTATTACGAACCCTACATTCCAGCCGAGATCCCCTGACCTTTGGTTTCGTGGATTACTAAAGCATCTTAAAGCAACTGTCGATACTAACCTTATCAACTTTCACATTGGAAACTTTAAGAAAAGGGATTTACAGAATTATTTGTATGTATCGGAATCAACCGAAGACTTTGATACTAAGTACAAAAAGGAATGGACTGCTAACAAGTTTTTTGAAATTGAGAACTTTAAACAGTTTGATGTATTTTACGCAATACAGGATGGTGACAATTTAGCAGTAGACGAGAACGAGTTTGAGGTAAAATCCCAGGCAAAAGGTGATTTATTGCGAGGATTCCGCAAATATCAGAATAAAAAGAGCACCTCAAAGGTGTTTTTGAACAGATTTATCGACAAGGTAGCGTAAGTTGTTGAAAACATTGAGGAAAAGACTTCATTATTTGGTGTTAAAGTGCTTGACTTTGGTGGTAATATAACGTATAATACTTGTATAGAATGAAAAAATAGACATTATTTACTTGTGAGGAGATATATTATGTCAGATAGAAATATGCTTTTAAATGCGCTTAGTCAGGTTGACAATGGCTCTGGTGTTTTTACTAGAGTTCAAATTTTAGACATTGCCAAGTCTGCTGGACTGTCGGCACCTAAATGGTTCTTTGACGAGAACAAAATTGGGCGCAATCAGTATTCAATAGATATGCAGGGAGTTGTCATCCCAATGACTGCACCTATTAAGTTACCTGAACCAGTACTTGCTCCGGTGGCTAAAGTGGTTACTCAGGCTAAGATGATTGTTGAGGTTGACAACTTAGTCCCTGCAAAGGATCCCACTTACATTCCGTTTGGTTTCAGTAAAGATATTACTCAGATCTTAAAGTCTGGTATTTTTTACACTACATTTATTTCTGGTCTGTCAGGTAATGGCAAGACCACTATGGTTGAGCAGACTTGTGCGAAATTAAAGCGTGAGGCAATCCGAGTCAATATTTCAATTGAGACTGATGAGGATGATTTGATTGGCGGTAATACGCTAGTTGATGGTAACGTGGTTTACCGTGAGGGTCCTGTCCTTACTGCAATGAAACGCGGCGCAGTACTCATCCTTGATGAGATCGATCGTGGCTCTAACAAGCTAATGTGCTTACAGGCTATCCTAGAGGGTAAACCCTACTTCAATAAAAAGACAGGTGAAGTTATTACACCTGCTCCAGGGTTTAACATTATCGCAACGGCTAATACAAAGGGTCGCGGATCAGATGACGGCAAGTTTATGTCGGCACAGATTTTAGATGAGGCATTTTTAGAAAGATTTGCAATTACTGTAGAGCAGGAATACCCATCAATGGCAGTTGAGAAACGTATCATTATGGGTAAGATGGATAAGGTAGGTAAGGTCGATGAGGACTTTGCTGATAAACTTGTTACATGGGCGGATATTATCCGCAAGACTTTCTATGAGGGTGCTATCGAAGAACTAGTTAGTACGCGCCGCTTAGAACACATTGTTAATGCTTATGCCATGTTTAATGACCGAGTAAAGGCAATTACCTTATGTATTAATCGTTTCGATACTGACACACGGGGCGCCTTCTTAGAGCTTTACAATAAGGTAGATGGTACTACTGGTGATGCAGACTTAACCGAAGAGGTTAATGTTGAACATACAAATCTCGTCATTGATGAGGACTATTCATAATGACTACTATTGTCCAAGAGAGCCTGACGAAGATGAGATCAAAGGATGAGTCTGAGATGACTATAGATTATAAATTTAGAGAAGACGAACTGATTGCTGAGTTCACAAAGTATATTGATCATACTTATGGTGGTCATTATGGACAGGGTGGATTACAGTCGAGCGAGGTAATCGTTGATCGTGGTCATGGTATTGGTTTCTTTCTTGGCAATGTTGACAAGTACAATGGACGATATGGTAAGAAGGGTCAACCCTCAGACCACAGGAAAGATATTGTCAAGATTATCCACTACGGATTTCTCGCATTGTACGAGCATGATAGGCGTGAGGCACAAAAAGTTAGTTAAAGTTTATGGGGGCTAGGTTGGAAATACAATCTCTCCTCACAAGTGCGACCTAGCCCCCTTTTTATTATAAATAGTTAGAAATATAAAATTTACTGGAGAGAGAAATGTTTACTTTTAAACTTGTAGTTGACCGAGCGAGTGCATCTGACGCTTGGCCAGGGGATAGCATCCAGGCCGTTATTGACTTTCAATTGAATTTTGGTACTAGACTTGATGCATTCGCTAACAGCCCTGCGTTAGAGGGCCTTGAAGATATTGTGTTGCAAAACAATGTATCGGAAAATGGGTTGCAACGAGTGCTAACTATTGCATTCCCTACTGAGCAATCACGCGCAGACTGGAAAGCGTCAGAAGAGGCTGTCACTGGATGGAGTGATGTTGAAACTGCGATGTCATCCCATTGGTGGCGGGGTTGGGCTGAAGATTATCCTGGCTAATTGGTCACTAAACAAATTGACTTACCTAGATTGTTGTAGTATAATACATACTTAATTTATGATAACCGTGAAGGATTTATATGATGAAAATATCAAAAGAAACACTAGACGTTTTAAAGAACTACGCAAGTATTAACACAAATATTCTTGTCCGTGAAGGCAGTACATTAGCCACTATTAGCACGGGTAAGAATATTTTCTCACGTACAACGGTCAAGGAAACCTTTGACCAAGAGTTTGCTATTTACGATTTGAATAGTCTACTTGCCCTACTCACTCTTATGGAAGATACTGATGTAGAGTTTGGTGATGACTCAATTACTATTAGTAAAGACCGCACGGAGTTTGAATACTTCTACGCTGACCCTAGTATTATTGTTTCTGCACCTGATAAGAGTATTGAAGTAGATCAGCATTTTACCTTCGACCTAACGGCAGCCGAAGTACAAATGGTTATGAAGGCAGCTTCTGTAACTGCCGCCCCCATGCTTAGTGTAGTCGCTAAAGGTGGTACAGTTATCATGTCCGTCGGTGACCCTTCAACCCCCCGGAGTAATACATTCAGGCATGTAATTGGTGAATCGGATAAAGAGTTTGATTGTCGCTTGGCGATTGAAAACTTCAAGGTCATTTCAGGTGACTATGCCGTAACTCTCTCCAAGAAGAAGTTCATGCACTTGTCAAATAATGCAACCGATTTGCAGTATTGGCTTGCCCTCGAACCTAGCTCTGTAATATAAGGAGCTTTTTATGGCTGTTGATTCTCCGTTTAGAATCCCCAATGTAATTTTCAGAACCCGGGTTCGGGATGCGTTAGATAAAGGTTATGTCTGGGATGATGTAACTACACAGAAACTATTTGCTGGTAAGCGGTGCATTCTGTTTTCTCTACCGGGTGCATTTACTCCTACTTGTACGGAACGACAGGTTCCTGACTTTGAGGCAATGTTTCCTTTGTTTAAACAACATGGCATAGATGAAATTTATTGTATGTCGGTAAATGATACTTTTGTTATGAATGCATGGGCAAAGAATCTAGAACTAAAACATGTAAAGGTTATTCCCGATGGCTCGGCTATCTTTACCACCTTTATGGATATGGATGTACAGAAAGATAATTTAGGTTTCGGTATTCGCTCATGGCGTTATGCTTTAATTGTAAATGATATGAGGATTGAGAAGTCTTTTATTGAGCAGGGTAAAGAAGATAATGCAGACCTTGACCCATATGAGGCAACTAATCCATGGGCAATTTTAGATTACTTAGCTATACCTGCAGAGGGCGGCAGGGCACTTACCCTAAACTTGACAGATGGTGTTGACAGTAAAGCAAAAATGACGTAGAATAGTTGTATTATTTTTATTATGAGGTGAAGTGTGGATAACAAAGAGTTTTTGTGGACAGAAAGATATAGGCCTAAAACATTAGATGAGTGTATTCTCCCTGACGCGCAACGCAAGGTGTTCAGTGAGTTTGTTGCGGCAGGTCAAATCTCTAACATGCTTCTATGTGGGACGGCGGGCACGGGCAAGACTACTGTAGCCCGTGCCCTGTGCAATGAATTGGGATGTGATTATATTGTAATTAATGGGTCGGAGGAATCTGGCATTGATGTATTGCGTACAAAGATTAAATCATTTGCGAGTACCGTTAGTTTTGAGGGTAAGCCTAAGGTTGTTATTTTAGATGAGGCAGACTATCTCAATCCCAATTCAACACAACCTGCATTGCGGGCTTTTATTGAGGAATTTTCTAGCAACTGTAGATTCATTTTTACATGTAACTTTAAGAATCGTATTATTGCTCCCCTGCATAGTCGGACTACTGTAATTGAGTTTAAATTAGAAAACGGGCAAAAGCAGAAGATGGCAGGTCGATTCCTTAAACGTATGGTTATGATTCTCGAGGCTGAGAATATTAAATACAGTGAAAAGGTACTGGCTGAATTGCTGATGAAACATTTCCCTGACTATCGCAGGGTACTGAATGAGATGCAACGTTACAGCGCCGGCGGTGTAATAGATGAGGGAATACTCAGTAACTTAGCTGAGATTAGCACTAAAGCCCTCGTAGATGCTCTTAAAGACAAGGATTGGAAGAAGATGCGGCAATGGGTTGCTAACAATGTAGACAGTGATCCTCAGGCAGTGTATCGTAAGGTATATGATACATTATTGGATAAAGTTAAACAGGTCCCTCAGGTAGTATTGTTGATTGCAGATTATCAATATAAAGCCGCATTCGTAGCTGACCAAGAGATAAATCTTACTGCTTGTCTCACTGAAATAATGGCAAATTGTGATTTTAAATGAAGAAGTCTACAAAGCCAATAGAAGTTGCTTTTCTTTCTGACTTAGGTGCACCTGCAAAGGTTATTGATCCAGCGGAATACAATGTAAAGAAAACCGCAATAAGTCCTTTTGATTTTGCTAACAGTATTAATTCAACAAAAGAACAGCTTATTGTTGATGACTGGTCCGAGAAGCAGTACAATCCCTTCATAGTCAATAAGGCTATGAGTTACGGGCCGGACACAGTCATCGCGGCAAATGAAATGAACGCCCGCCCACATCTCGCTCGTAAGATGCAGTATGATTTTCTATTGAATATTGTTCGTAGTAAAAAGCGTTATAACAAATGGCTAAAGCCTGAGAGAGAAGAAACCTTAGAGATTATTAAAGAATATTTTGGATATAATAATACTAGGGCACAAGAAGCATTGCGTGTCCTGACAAAGAGTGATCTGGAAGGCATCCGTCAAAAGTTGAATAAGGGTGGTAAAAGTCGGTAAACGTATAAATAAAGTATAACTACTTTAACCTTATATGAGAACAATAATGAGCGAAGATTTCTTTGAAATTGATTACGCTGGCTACGATCCACTAGAAATCAAACTTGAATATGCTGATGATTTTTTAAAAATAAGAGAAACTTTATCTCGCATAGGTGTTGCATCTCGTAAGGATAAAATATTGTATCAATCTTGCCATATATTACATAAGCAAGGTAGATACTTCATTACCCATTTTAAAGAGCTCTTTGCCTTAGATGGTAAAGAAGCAAACTTCGATGATACTGATATTCAGAGAAGAAATACAATTGCTAAACTATTGTCGGATTGGGGATTGCTAGAAATTTTAGAATCCAATAAGCATGAAGAACAAGCACCACTAAGTCAGATTAAAATTCTTGCATTCAAAGAAAAATCTGAGTGGGAACTTGTAACAAAATATAGTATCGGCAAGAAAAAATAATAATTACTCTATAGATTGGGTAATCATTATATATAGTATGTGACGCCGTAAGGGTCACTAAAATTTAACTCGCTTAATATAAGGAGAACAATATGGTTGTTCGTAAGTTTAATGCCTCGTCCGTCGAGGATATTATTAATAGTATCTCACCTTTCAGCATCGGGTTTGACAAGATGTTTGACAACATCTCTTCCGTCGCTGACCTTTCAAATAATTATCCCCCCTATAACATTGTAAAGATTGATGATGAATCCTTTATGATTGAATTTGCGGCGGCTGGATTTGCTGAGGAAGAATTCAATATTCATGTAGTACCTGAAGGTAAGAAGTTAGTTGTACAGGGTATACAAGATAGGGGTGAAGACACCACAGAATACTATCATCGAGGTATTGGTGCTAGGAACTTTACAAAAACTTTTGCATTAAATAGTGACATTGAGGTACTTAGTGCTGAGTTTACTAATGGAATGCTGACCATCAAACTGCAACATATTATTCCGGAAGAAAAGAAAGCCCGAAAGATAGACATCTCTAAGAAGATTCTTTTACAGGAATAAATAACTACTGAGGGGGATGCTACATCCCCCTACTTTTTTAATTATGGAGAAATATATTATGACCACACATGAACAAATCACGGAATTATACGCCACTTACCTAGTAGAACAAGAAGCATTTGAAGTCAAGGGGGTTAAAGCCGCCGCAACCCGCGCCCGCAAGGCATTGGGTGAGATTGCTAAACTTTCTAAAACGCGGCGTGCCGAAATTCAAGATAGGAAGAATTCATTATGAGTGCTGAAGGCACGATTCAAATTGTAAAACTTACTTCAGGTGAAGAGCTGATTGGCAAAGTTGGTGAAGTCGAAGTGGGAGGAAGTGTTCTAGTGCAGATTGAAAAACCTGCTGTTGTAATGCTAATCCCAGATCAAAAGGAAGAAGGTAAATTTGGTGTAGGGCTTGCACCATATGCGCCATATGCGGATGGTGATTTTATTCCTATTTTCCCCAATCACATAATCTCAATCTTCAATCCTGCAAAGGCTTTATTGGATGAATACAACAAACATTATGGTTCTAAAATCATAATGCCGGAGTCCAAAATTCAAGTTTAATTGTATTAAGGGCAAACTTCCACTTGACTTAGGTGGGAGTTTGTTGTATAATACACGCATGAATCAGAAACTTTAGGTGCGTATGAATAATAACTTTTATAGCTGGGCTTGGCAGTACGGTAACAATGTATTATTACGCGGTGTGCGTGATGGTGTAAGATTCCACGAAAAACATCCTTTCAGTCCGACACTTTATGTCAGATCTGATTTACCATCACCCTATAAGGGATTGTATGGTGAGAATGTCAAACCGATTACATTCGGAGACAATCGAGACTGCAAAGAGTTCCAAGACAAATATTCTAAGATAGAAAATTATCCGATATACGGACAGACTGATCTAACCTATCAGTTCATTACTGCACAATACCCTGACGCAATTGACTTTGATTTGTCCATGCTTTCAATATGGTCAATTGATATTGAGACCCGTGCCGACAATGGATTCCCTGATGTAGATAATCCCACTGACGAAATTCTTCTTATCACGGTTGTAAATAATTACACTAAGGAAATACTGACATGGGGTGCAGGGGAATGGGAGCCAAGTGAGGCAGTTAAACACTTGGAGGTTAACTATACGGTTTGTGATGACGAACATGACCTACTAACTAAGTTTGGTACTTGGTGGTGTAATGAATTTCCAGATATTATTACAGGCTGGAACTTAGAACTGTTTGATATCCCATATCTAATTGCTAGGATGGAAAAACTATTCGGTAATGGTGCAGGTAATTCACTTAGCCCATTCAATATGACCCGCCGTAAAACTATCACTAAGCATAATAAGGAGATGACTACCTACGACATTAAAGGTGTAGCGCAATTAGACTACTTGGATTTGTACAAGAAGTTTACATACACTGTACGCGAATCCTACAAGCTAGACTTTATTGCTGAAGTTGAACTTGGTAAGAATAAGTTGGAGAGTGGCTTCGATACTTTCCAAGAATTTTACGAAAAGGATTGGAATCGTTTTATCGACTATAACATTATAGATACGGTACTTGTTGACGAACTAGAAGATAAGATGAAACTTATTGAACTTATTGCAACAATGGCTTACGATGCAAAATGTAACTTTAAAGATGTATTTTCTCAGGTACGTACCTGGGACTGTCTGTTATATAATCACTTGCTCAGTAAGAATATTATGATCCCTCAAAAGAAGTTTGCTGAGGGTCGCCGCATTGAAGGTGCATTTGTACAGGAACCTAAGCCAGGTGCATATGATTGGGTTATGTCATTCGATGCAACCTCACTATACCCTTCAATAATTATGCAATACAATATGTCTCCCGAGACTTTAGTTGAGCGTCAGGTTAACACCAATGTTGAGAAATTGTTAACGCGGGAAGGCCCTGTCAATACTGAATATGCAATGGCAGCTAATGGGCAAACCTTCAGCAGAGATAAACAGGGACTGTTTCCTGAGATAATTTCTAAGTTTTTTGATGATAGACAAAAATACAAAAAACTTATGATCGCGGCTCAGAGTGAGTATGAGGAGACAAAGAATCCTGCGCTGTTGAGTGACATTTCAAAATACAACAATTTCCAGATGGCAAGAAAGATTCAGTTGAACAGTTTGTTCGGTGCAATGGGCAATGAATATTTTAGATATTATGATACCCGCATTGCTGAAGGTATTACTATGTCTGGGCAACTTATTATCCGGGAAACTGCAATTGCTCTTGATGATTATTTGAACAAAGTATGTGATACTGAGGATGAGATGTATTCTTTTTATTCAGACACAGATTCCTGTTATATCACAATGAACAATCTTGTACAGAAGTTTTTTAAAGGTAAAAGTAAAGATCAAATTGTCGATATGTTAGATCAGATTGGCAATGACAAAATTGAGCCTGTAATTAACAAGGCAATGGAAAGACTTGCAAATGATACGCATGCTTTTCAGCATAAAATTATATTTAAGCGTGAGGCGATTGCTGACAGGGGGTTATGGGTTGCTAAGAAGCGGTATGCTCTAAACGTATCTGACAATGAAGGTGTGCGTTACAAGGAACCCAAGTTAAAGGTCATGGGACTAGAGATTGTCAGATCCTCAACTCCTGCTCCTGTCCGAGAGAGTTTACGTAAGGCAGTTAAACTATGTTTGGAGAATGATGAAGCGACCTTGCAGGCATATGTTGCTGAGAACTGGGAAGCATTTAGAGCATTGACTCCTGAACAAATCGCCTTCCCTAGAGGATGCAATAACCTAAATAAATATTCTTCGGTATCACATATTTATGAAAAGGGTACTCCTATGCAAGTTAGGGGTGCGCTGATGTACAACCACTTAATCAAAAAACATAAAGTGGGTAAGAAATACGAAACAATTAAAGACGGTGACAAGATTAAGTTTGTGTATCTTAAGGAGCCGAATACTACTGGTGAGAATGTTATAGGGTTTATTGGTAAGTTACCTACTGAGTTTAATGTACATCGTTATGTTGACTATGAAATAATATTTGAAAAGGCATTTGTTGAGCCACTGAAAACTATTGCCAACGGCTTGGGATGGAATACCCGACCAGTGGCTACACTTGAGGATCTATTTTCGTAACAAAAGGAAACCAAAATGTATCAAATTGATGTTAAAAAATTTATGGATATATGTGATCAACCTTCAGATCAAGGTATTGAGTCTGAGCAGGCTGGATTGTATATGGATTTAATTACTGAGGAATATCTTGAAACTGTACAGGCATTTGCCTTAAGGGATAAGGTTGAAGTTGCCGATGGCTTGGCTGACATGGTATGGGTTATAATGGGCATGGCTAATACGTTAAACATTCCTTTTGAAGATGTGTGGAATGAAGTTAAAGCATCTAATATGAGCAAATGTACTGACGGTAAAGTAATGAAGAATGAGGATGGTAAAGTAATGAAGCCAGAAGGTTACTTCCGACCTGATATTGCAAGTGTGTTGTGATGGCAGTATTTAATCCTATACCTAAAGAACATTATGACGTTTCATTGCTTGAACAAAATAGAGAAGCAATTGAAAAAGAATACCGAGAAAACATCCTTGAGTATCAGGAACATATGGATGCTCTTGCAGACAGTATTACTCCAACCGGTGCAGTGATGGCTAATATGAGATACTTATCACCTGTCCAACCGATGAAAACTATACATCCTCTTCCAATGTATGCAGAAGGCTGGACTAGTTCTTGGATTGCATATAATAATGAATTTTATGATCCAGTAGAAAAATTCTTTCCGATAACCCATAAGATATTGTCGGGGTTCGGTAATGTTTTCTACGCACATTTCAGTATACTAGAACCCCGCGCATCCATTAATGCACACCGTGGACAATCAAAGGGGAATATTCTTAGATCACAATGGTGTTTTATTTCCCCTAAGAAGAAAGGATGTGCAATTTCTGCATCTAAATATTTAGATGATTCAACCTTTGATAGTATGGATTATGAGGAAAACACTTCTTTCTATTTTGATGATGCAGAATATTGGCATTGGGTAGAAAATAATACCGATGAAGAGCGAGTAGTGTTACTTATAGACTACTGGACTGATCCTACTGAAATGAAGAAGTTTGATAATTATGTATATTTTACTGATGTGAATAAGGATTTTAATGTATGAAAATAGGAATTATTGGATATGGCTTTGTTGGTAAGGCGACTGAGTATCTATTACAGCGGACCGATGCTGAAATAGTAATAAGTGACCCGGCACTGGGTTACGAGGGAGACATTAGTGAATGTAAGTATGCGTTCCTATGTGTACCCACACCTCTAAATGATAACATATTAGATATGTCAATTTTAACTGAGGTGTATGTTGCATTGCCACCTGGAGTCGTTCCAGTGGTAAGGAGTACAATTGGTCCCGATCAAGTAACTCAGTTCCCACATGCCATAATGATGCCAGAGTTTTTGAGGGAGCAACATTGGAAAGAGGATGTTGATGATTTGTATTTGCCTATTGTACTGGGCGATAATCATTCAGCCCCCAAACTATATGAGTTAATCGGACAAACAGAAAAAGAGTTAATCTTAACCTCCCCTTTCAATGCTATGATGTACAAATTAGCCAGGAACTCCGCACTCGCTATTCGTGTTGGGGTAGCCAATGAGTTGCATGCTGTTTGTGAACGTTATGGCGCACAATATAATGACTTGCAGGAGATATTATGTGCAGACCCAATTATCGGTGGGTCACATTGGGATGCACCCGGCCCTGATAAAAAGTTCGGTTTCGGTGGAAAATGTCTGCCTAAGGACTTGACTCACATGGCTAGTATGTGTTATAATACACACAATGTTTTTGAGACAACTTTAAAACAAAACCTGACTTGGAGAAATAAAAATGTCGTTGATGGATAGAATAAAAAAGAATTCAACTATAAAGGAATCCTCTATACTAACAGATTCTAAATTCTTTAGTACTAAGGATTTAATTCAAACCTCAGTACCCGCATTGAATGTTGCATTAAGTGGTAAACTAGATGGTGGTTTAACGCCCGGTCTAACAGTATTCGCTGGGCCCTCTAAACACTTTAAAACTGCATTCGCTATGATGTTAGCAAAATCATATCTTGAAAAGTATGACGATGCTATTATTTTGTTTTACGATTCAGAGTTCGGTGCACCTCAATCCTACTTTACAAGTTTTGGTATTGACACGGATAAGGTTGTACATACACCGATTACTGACATAGAACAATTGAAGCATGATGTGATGTCACAGATTAACGGATTTGAACGAGGTGATCATGTTATGATTATTGTCGATTCGATTGGTAACTTAGCATCTAAGAAAGAAGTTGATGATGCGCTAGAGGGTAAGTCTGTTGCCGATATGACCCGCGCCAAGCAGATGAAGTCTCTGTTTAGAATGATTACTCCCCACCTGTCTATTAAAGACATTCCGTGTGTCGTAGTCAATCATACTTACATGGAAATTGGTATGTTCCCAAAGGCAATTGTTTCAGGTGGAACTGGGATAATGTATAGTGCGGATAATGTTTATATTATCGGACGCCAACAGGAGAAAACTGGATCTGATCTTGTAGGGTATAACTTCATCATTAATGTTGAGAAATCTCGTTTCGTAAGGGAGAAGTCTAAAATCCCTGTTGAGGTAAAATTTGATGGTGGTATTAGTAAGTGGTCAGGATTACTAGATATGGCACAGGAATCGGGTCACGTAGTTAAACCCTCTAATGGGTGGTATCAAGTAGCATCAGCAGGCCCTGAAAGTAAAAAGTATCGCACAAAGGATACATATACAAAGGAATTTTGGATGCCTGTATTAGCTGATCAAACATTCTCTACTTGGGTCGAGAATCGTTATTTAATATCAAATGGTGCAATTATGCAGGATGAGGTTTCATCAGAGGATATTGCAGAGGCATACAATGTCTAAACTTGTATGTGACCGTTGCGATAAGGAAATGCTTGAAGATGATCCTGCAATGTGTTTTAATGACACAGTTGAAAATAGTAAACTATATTTATGCGAACCATGCATTGAAGCCATAAAGCAGGAATTTATTTATGAGAATAGAGACACAAATTTTATCGAATCTAATTAATGATGACGAATATGTACGAAAGACTATTCCTTTTCTGAAAGAAGAATATTTTTCAGACCCTGAAGATCGTAAGATCTTTTTGGGTATTAAGGAGTTTGTTGACAAGTATAATGGACCTCCTAATAAGGGTGCATTACTTATTGGACTGCAGGATGATCGTACGGTTTCAGAGGATTTATATCTAAAATGTGAATCCGTTATTAACAGTCTCCAAGTGGATGAGAAAACTGATAAGCAATGGTTAGTAGATGAGACAGAAAAGTTTTGTAAGGACAGGGCAGTGTACAATGCTATTATGCAGTCAATATCTATTATTGATGGGTCGGATAGTGAATTAAGTAAGGATTCGTTGCCTAGCATATTATCAGATGCATTGTCAGTTGGATTCGACAATAGTATTGGACATGATTATATTGAGAACGCAACTGAACGTTATGAATTTTATCATCGACTTGAAGAAAAGGTTCCGTTTGATCTCGATTACTTTAATCGCATTACACAGGGTGGATTGTCTAACAAAACATTGAATGTTGCACTTGCTGGCACTGGTGTTGGTAAGTCCCTCTTCATGTGTCACATGGCGGCGGGTGCTATCACACAAGGTAAGAATGTATTATATATTACTTGTGAAATGGCAGAGGAGCGCATTGCTGAACGGATAGATGCAAATATGATGAATGTTGCTATTCAGGAGTTGGGTGACCTGAGTAAGAAAATGTTCACTGATAGGATTGATAAAATAAACAGTAAAATAACCGGCAAACTTATTATTAAGGAATACCCTACAGCCTCAGCACATGCAGGACATTTTAAGACATTGCTAGGCGAACTGAAATTGAAACGCAACATTGTTCCCGATATTATCTTTATTGATTATCTAAATATTTGTGCGAGCTCTCGTTTCAAGGGCGGTAGCAATGTTAATTCATACACTATAGTTAAAAGTATTGCAGAAGAACTTAGATCACTTGCACAGGAGTTTAACGTACCTATTGTCACTGCAACACAGACTACACGGACTGGTTATGGTAGCAGTGACGTAGAGCTTACAGACACCTCAGAATCATTTGGGTTGCCTGCTACTGCTGACATAATGTTTGCTCTTATAAGTACAGAAGAACTAGAGCAAGCGGGGCAAATGATGGTAAAGCAATTGAAGAATAGATATTCAGATGTTGGACATAATAAGCGATTTATGATTGGGGTAGACCGTAGTAAAATGCGATTGTATGATCTCGATGAATCGGCACAACAAGGCATTTGTGATTCTGGACAAACTCAATCTAAGCAAACGGATTCAGGTCCCGTATTTGATAATACTTCATCTGGGGCTTGGGGCAAACAGGGAAACAGTAGTGGTGTTGATTACGCAAAGATCAATTTTTAATGTATGATGTTGTCCTAATAAACAGTTCGGCAATCCCAACTACCAAAGTACGGGGGCTGGGTCCACACCTTTTAGCAGAAGAATTGCGTAAGCATGGTTACAGTGTTATTGTTTTGGATTATATTGAGCATTGGAACATATATGAATTTGGTAGGGTTGTTGATGCGGTAATTGGTCCCAATACTAAACTCGTAGGATTTTCACTGACATGGACAATTATAGGTTCGGGTGCGGAGAAAGTAGTAAAACATGTATACTCAAATAACTTCACTAATGATGTTTACCTAGGCGACTATATAACAAATGGTAGATTGTCATGGATGACTGATAGAATAAAATCTAGAAATTCTAATGTAAAAATTATTGTTGGTGGTAGTAAAGCCCCTGAGTTGGAACAACGCCTGGGTGATCTTGTTGATAATGTTTTCTGTGGCTATAGTGAAACTCAATTTGTCGATTACTTAAAGGCACCTGAAACTTTTCCGAGGGTCATCAACCACGATACCAAAGCACATGCAACCCATACCTGTTTTGACTTTGCAAAGAGTAGGGCAATATTTACTCCCAACACCTTTCTTTCACCACAGGAAATTATGCCGATTGAATGTTCCCGTGGGTGTAGATTTAAATGTAAGTTTTGTTCCTTCCCGTTAATAGGCATGAAAGATGTTGCGGGATATACAAAGACAAAACAAACTTTTAGGGACACACTAGTTTATAATTATGAAACTTTCGGCATACAGAAATATTCAATCCAGGATGATACGTTTAATGATAGCATCGAAAAAGTTAGAATGTTTGCAGAGGTAGTAGATTCACTCCCATTCAATATTTACTTCTGGTGTTACTTGCGGGCAGACTTGGTTGTAAAGTACCCCGAACAGATTGAGTTGTTACATCAAATGGGGCTGGTGCAAACTTGGTTTGGAATTGAAACTTTTAATCGCGCATCAGGCAGGGCTGTAGGTAAGGGCGGTGACCCTGATAAGATTAAGGAGATGTTATACAAGGCAAAGGAAGTTTGGAAGGGTGACGTATTAATAGAGCAAGGATACATCGTGGGGTTACCCTATGAGAGTGTTGAATCTATTAAGCACCATGCAAAGTGGTTGCTGTCAGATGAATCTCCGGTGGATCAAACAACATTTGTACCCCTACATATTGTTCCAAAAGAATTGCAGGACAAATATATTATTTCCTATACGTCTGAGTTTGACAGGGAATATCAGAAACATGGTTATAGTTTCCCCGATGGAAACAATCCCGACCATCAGAAAGCCATGAATTGGGAGAAAATTGACGGGTCAGATATTACTTCCTTCAATCAGGCGAAAGCATTATGTGTAGACTTGGGTAAATATACCTATCATAAAAAACCCCTGTACCCACTGAAGCCGTCTATATTTGATACTGCTAGAGATTACAAGGAATTTGCAGACTTTGATAAAGTCCGTAATATGTCACCCACTGACTATAAAACCATGTTGGGCACTTTACCCACACATGGGGATACTGAGCAATTTATTGAACGCCTCCGCGAATCCTATATCGAACCTCTCATTGAGTCAATAACGAAATAAATGTATAAATAATACTTTAAAACATATTTTTATGAGTACATTCTATGTCGGCAGTAGAGTCATATACACCCCAGGCTCTAAATCTCACTGATTTTGCGGTAGAGAAAATACAAAGCCTAGTGGATGGCAATTGTCTCCGTGTCCATGTGACGGGTGGTGGCTGTTCTGGATTTGAATATGGTTTTGCCTATGAATTATTGTGGGATATAAATGAAGATGATACAGTAATCACCAAGAATGGTGTGACACTCGTAGTAGATTCACTCAGCATCATGTATCTCATGGGTTCAACGGTTGACTATGAAGTTGGACTGATGGGCTCACGATTCCTAATAGATAATCCACTCGCTACGACCACCTGTGGTTGCGGTGCATCCTTCTCAATTTAGCCCATCGCGGCACTAAGCCATTGAATGTATAAATAATACTTTAAAACATATTTTTTTTGAGTACACATTATGCGAACAATTATGTTAGTAATATTTTTATTATCTAGTGGATGTAGTTTTATTCCCGATAATTTTGACAACCAAGAATTTGGTTATCTTGCAGAATTGAATGTTGCCGCATCCATCACAGTCTCTCCGTGTGCCACTGACGAATTAATGGAGATTAATAAGTTGTCTTCCATCCTCTCTAAGTATAGTGAACATACGATGAATGCCAATACCAGTAGCATTTATGCTAAGATTAATAGTCTCACATCTGAGTTAGTGAATCGCACTGAACCCAGTAACACATATTGTAATATGAAACGTAAAAGTATAGCCGAAGTATCCAATGAAGCAATGTCCGTATTCGGAACGAGGATAAAATAATGGTTGATCTAAACGACTGGCATAGAGACCAGACACACAAAATACAAGAGTTGAAGATTCTATTGGATAATGGGGAACTTGCCCTAGATGAATACAACGAATTGTGCCAAGATGTAATTGACATTGGGCATATACTTGAAGAGATTCGCACTGAGCAAGACATGATAAATGCACAAAAGATTGTTGAAGGTCTGAAGGTACTAGCAGGTCTATTATGATTAGTAAAATATTATTAGGGGTTATTCTGAGCATGACTATCGGTGGATACCTTTTCTACCAGTTTATTCACCTACCCCTATTAGGGAAGGTTGAGCAACAGCAACTAATTCTGGCGACACAAGAGATACGCCAGCAAGAACAGATAAAGACGATTGAGGCTATACAGAATAATCTGATTAAGACAACAGAAGCACTTACGGCACAGAGTGAAAGGAATGCGGAGATTGAGGGTGAGATGACTCGATATCTAGGAATATTCCGCAGACACAATTTGGGTAAACTTGCCGCGGCAAAGCCTGGACTAATTGAACCGCGTATTAACAGAGGCACAAAAAATGTTTTCGATGCTATTGAAGAAGACAGTTCTTTTATTGACAATCTTAATACCGATTAGTGCATGTAGTACTTTCGGTATAGGTAAACCTGATATTATTCCAGTAGAGATTCGGACTATTGAAATTAAGATTCCGATTACTCACCCAATATTGCCCAGGGCGATAGATTTAAAAGAACCCTATTTTTATGTTGTATCAGATAAAAACATTGATGTGTTCTTAGCCGATATGGAGAAGCAGAGTGGCGGCACTTTAGTGTTTACTGCTATGTCCATAGATGACTATGAACTGATGGCTTATAATATGCAGGAAATCCGTAGATATATAAATCAATTAAAAGAAGTGGTTGTCTATTATAGAACCATCAACGATACCGATGAAGTAGAAGTCGAGGAGAAAAAGAATGAAGAAATTGCAGGAGGGTAGTATGTATGAGATGGCTGATATTGATGGTGATGGTATTGTCACTGATGAGGAACTTGCGAGACATGAACAGATGATTAAGATTGAGAATGAAGACAAAAAACAGGATGCCCAACGAAACATGGCTTGGTTCGCATTATTTGGCATGTTGCTATACCCCTTTGCAGTTGTATTGGCTGAGTTGGTAGGGCTGTCAAACGCATCCAAAACATTGGGCGATATGGCACCCACGTACTTTGTATCAGTAGCCGCTATAGTAGCCGCATTCTATACATCACAGGCAATCGCTAAGAAGTGACGCTCTAAGAGGGCCCTCAGAGCCCTCATTTCACTAGAACACATCAACATACACCCATTTATACTGCCCCTTAGAGGGCTATTGTGGGGTTTTGTAACCTCTTGATTTCCTTAGATAAAAAGATTTGGTTAAAACACCATAAAGTGCTTGACTTTGGTCTAAAATAAGCGTATAATACTTGTATAGAATGAAGAAACACACTGAAACGAGGTTGTTTAATATGGCATTTGCCCCAAGTAGTACTTATTTTGACTCAGGAGATGGTTCAATTCTCGGTATGTTTGTGGAGAAGGATCACGGTAACTTGTTTGAATATAGTGTAAATGATGATCCAATCTCGGTTTGTGAGGACTTCCCCCACAAGATTTGGGTTGGTGGGTTGCATCAACAGTATCGCTATGGGCTGGTCAAGAAGACTGTAACGTACATCTGCGTGGATGAGGACGAGTTCGGACTCCCAGTTGTCGAGAAGTGGTACACTAAATCACAAAGGGAGTATGTATAGATGCAAGGTCCTATTGATAAGGTTGTTACCCAAGTACTTCAAGAAGTCACTGAGTGGGATGATACTGCTGTAATTAACGGCCTGTATGCCCTGAATAAGGCGGGTAATCTGGTGGCATATGCTCAAAATGCTGATGTTCCGTTCAAGATATACGCCAAACCAATGAAACAATTCAGTAAAACAAGAAGAAAGTTTCAAAAGATTTCTAAAAGCCAATGGAATCAAGCACTTACAAGTTGAATCTTTTGGTGAAAGTGCTTGACTTTGGTCTAAAATAAGCGTATAATACATGTATAAACTGAAAAAAGAGAGAGATTATGAAGCAGTTATCCGAGAAGAAGATCGAAGCGATTAAGATCCTAATAGAAGCCATCAAGGAAGACTATCGCACTTGGGGTTCTAACAGAGCCACCATGACTGACATCCAGGAGAACGTCAGAGCAGAGATGATTAAGGAGTTCAATGAGCAAATCTCTTACACTGTTGGGAAGAAGTACATCAAGATCATCCAGCGCAGATCAGTATGGGGTTTCATAGTCAACTGCGAGGATGATAAGTTGTTCCAAGATGGTGATGTACTGATGGCATCATCGTGGGCGGCTCCAGCGAGAAACTTCCCTAGAGCAAACATCTTTAAAGAGTATCAAGTCAGATGGGCAGGAGCGTAATCATGCAGATTTTACCAGAGTTATTGACTGCTTTCACCAAGGCGATTCAGAACCCAGAGAACAAGGAGAATGGATCGGTCAACTGGAACTTTGTGGATGCTGACTGCTATATGGCAATGACTGCTGGTAATCTGCTGTTTGATACCCGAGAAGAGGGTCAGACATACATTGATCAGTTCGATTTCCTAGCTGATTTCTATCTGAAAAGTAACACGGATTCATACCTTTCTTCATAAACGGTCAAGATAATCCTTGACTTTGGCTCATAAAGAGCGTATAATACATTATAAACTGATAAATTAAACTTAAAAAGAGAACTAAATTATGACTATTCAAACTTTTATATGTGCAGGTACTTCAACAAACGCAAAGGGTATTCACAAGGCGCGTTTCGGAAACGACTTAGTTGGTCGTGTTAAGAAGTTAAATGATAACACTAACATGAATCTCGTATCCCTGCCTAGTGCAATGACCAAACAGGCCGCGGCAACATATCTACTGGATCTAGATGCATTCAGTTCGGTAGTGGATCGTGAGGCGTTATCTAAAGTTGTGTTCCGCAATGTACCTAAGCGAAAGGTGGCTACGGTGACTAATACCCCGGTGAATATTGAGGCGGCGGTTGTAGTATAAATAACTTTTGAGAGCCCGCACTGCGGGCTACATTACTTGATGTAGGATAAAATTATGCCAGTGAAATTTAAGCCAAGTGTTCCTGTTAGGAATGCAGACAGAAAAACGATTGGGTATCAAGGTTTTTATATGAGGTCAACTCCCTTAGAGCAATTGATGTCATCCCTTAATGCCAGCAATACATCTCCCAAACAAAAGCAGAAGATCAGAAATGAACTTGTGCGCCGAGGTAAATAATGCCAACCTACTCGTTTAGGAACAAATTGACCGGTGAAGAATTTGATAGGTTCATGGGTATTCAGCATGCGGAAGATTATTTGAAAGAGAATCCAAATATTGAAAGGTGGCTGAAACATGCACCTATGCTTGTACCCTCTGTCGGTGACCGTACAAAACTTGATGGTGGTTGGAAAGACATGCTAGGTAGAGTTGCAGAACAAAATCCCTACTCCAAACTTGCTGATGATTACGGGAAGAAGGATGCGAAGTCAGTTAAGTTGCGCGAGGTAGTTAAAGAAGTTAAACGAAAAGTCGGTCCTATTTCAGAATGAGTAATCTTAGAGGTACTATTAATATACGAATGGATAACCTGCAGGCACAGATGGAGTCTAATAAGCACATCGCCCATCCTGCAAAAATAGGTGAATTAGTTCAGCATATTTCTAGGTTTTGGAATATACTTTCTGAGGAAGATCGTGATTATTTGCACATGGCACAGGATGCAATAGATGAAGGCACCGACTGGAAGGTCTGAAATTACCTATGTAACTACCTATTACAATGAACCAAAATTGTTATGGGAGTTACTAGAGAGTTTTGACAATGATACATTTTCAAAGATTGTTATTGTAGATGATGGCTCAAAAATACAACCAGCAGAACCTATTGTTAGGATGTTTTCTGATCTACCAATAACATTGCTACGGATTAAAGAAGACCTGGGGTTCAATTCACATGGAGCCCGTAATCTGGGTATGAAACATGTAGATACTGAATGGGCTATAATCACCGACATAGATATGTATTTTGATGCAGGAATATGCAACAACATATCTCAAGTCACTCAAACCGCACCACCTAACATGTATTTTAATTTTTGGATAAGCCGCAAACAGGACTTTATTGGTAGATGTGAAATGTCACATAATGACATATGTATTCGCCCAAGTGAGT